GGGAGGGGTGTGGGTTTGTGTGAAGATTTTCCCTTGTGGTTTTTTTTATTTGTGTATTATTTTTTTTTGTTCTGTGCCTTCATTGACGCTTTGTTTTGTTTACGCCTCTATTATATTTTTTTTATCCTAACCTGTCAAGTTTTTTTATTTTGGGCGTGTCGTTTTTTTTTATTGACACTGTGTCAATGGTTGTATATGCAACATTCTGTTGACACTGTGTCAATGGTTGTATGTGCAACAATCTGCGCTAGGTTACGGTTACGTAACCGTAACTTAGTTGGGGGGTATTGTTAGATGTTTGTCTAAATATCTAATTGCTTGCGTTGACACTGTGTCAATTTTTTGTCTGTCCTGCTTCGTTTTGTTTTCGGGCGTGTCGTTGTTTTGTTTGTGTTATAGTGTAGTTATCAACTTCAAGGGAAAGGAAATAAAATGAACATTATTCTTAATCACAAGCATGATGCGGAAGTTCAGTCTCAACTTGACAAAGCCAACTATCTCGCACGCACCCGCACCGTTGATATTGATGACGTGTATAATGCGGTTACGGTTATCGAACAGAAGTTCGATGATTGCACTAGAAAGAGCCTAGAGGGTTTGACTGTTCGTGTTGATTTGAACTCTCAGGACTTTCCAAACGCCTATCGCGGCATTCCTATGAGTACTCAGTTTATGCTTGGTTATGAGAAGCGTTCTTGGCGTTTCCTTCGCGCGGAACGTTTGCGTTGCGGTGAGTTTAAGAGGTATGACGTAAGGTTGACCGACGCCATGCGTGAAGAGTTGCTGAAGCGTTTTGAGTCGTTTAATCACTGATTGGAGGCAAATAAAATGAATACTGTGATAGTTGTCAGTTGGTGGGCTAGAACAGCCGTCGTTTTCTTCACGGATATTGATGATTTTTACATGCTGGATATTAGGAAGAATAGAACTCTTCGAGGTGCTAAGTCTCATATCCGCAGAGAAATATCCAGTAAGCATGGTGTCACGCTCTTTCGTATGAGACTTGTGAAGGACACACCTGCGGTTACGTTTTTGCTTGCCAAGCGTGCTGAGAGAGGAGAATAAACATGTTCGCTTCTGTTGTCGTTATTTGCGCGTGTATTTTTGGCATTGCCGTTGTTTTTGGGATGGTTTAAGCCTGATAGGTGGTGATGTTATAATGGTTGGCATGGTTGTTGCTGTCTGCATTCTCTCCGTGCTGTTTCTTGCGATGGCCGCTACAGTGTTTTGCGAACTGCCGCGCAACGCGCGTGACGTGTTCTGCTTTTTGGTCATGCTTGGCGTGAGCGTGGCTATTGTATTGGTTTTCGTTATAAAGGTGGTTTGAGATGGCTTATTTTGATATGAAGGTTGCCACGTTTCCCTCGCGGTATTACAGAGGTGACGTCGGATTATGGTATTGTCCACATGTTCACTCGTACGAATTAAGGTATAGTGTGGCACTCTCGCAAACGAGCGGAATTTGCTCGGCTATCGCAGTGGTGTCATATAGTGCGAGTGATAATAATCAGGTTGCGGCCCTAGTGTTGGACGCTATCGACATCGCTCGCACCCCCTTAATGGAGAGGAGTTAAATCATGTATTTTCGTGGTTGGATACACTCATGGACATGCGGCACGTGCCCCGACGCCGATAGCTATTGGCGGTTGCGTGCGTTCTGGGCTGGCATGCAGCATAAGCGGAGCGCCACCAATCCGCCGAAACGCTGCCCCGACCGGCAACTGTGGGCGGCCATGTGGATATATGGTGACAGTGACTTCGTGGACGAATTGGAGTTTTAGCATGTATAGCACTTTCGTGGCTCTCGCATATTTGAGGGATGCACACAAACCACCTATCGAAGTCGGTTACGCGCCCTCGTATAAGGATGCGGCAGACTTGATTAAACGGTGGGCGGCTATCCGCTCGCATGTGGAAAACATAGCGTACTTCCGCGTCGAGGAACGGTATTATGTTTAGGCGCGGTGATGACAGGCGGCCTATCTGCCGCATGCGTGACTTTGATGACGCCATCATGGAGAGCAAGCGTATTGTCCGCGCCACGAAAGGCCGTAAGCGTGAGCTGAACTTGAAGCGGTTCGATATGGGGTTTGGTGATTTCGAGACGTGCTGCCGTGCCGTGAACATGCTGTGCGAACTGTGGCGAGACGCGCCTAGTGAATGGTTTTCGCAAGCGGTTGTCATGGTTTCGCAGATTGCGGGTAGTCTGAGCACGTGGGACGGTTTGGCGACTGCATTGTCTAGGACGTTCGACGTCGAATATTTGGACGGCTCTATCAATCCGCCTAACCTGATCGCATGGTGCGCCGTCTGTGCCATCAAGGGCGGAACGTCATACGACTGTTGCACGATTTTCGACAACCCGCAAGCGCAAAATTTGATTATCGCCGTGTTTAAAAATTTTGACAGACTGGATACGACTCGTTATACTGATAGTGGTTTAGAAAAAATCTTACTGCAAGGGAGGTAAAAATTGGCTAGAACCAAAACCGATATTTTCCGCACGCGCGTGTATGCTGTGCTTAAGGGTATGGAATTGGTGGACGGCGACTTCATGGAAGCAGAGCACGTTATCGACGGGCGACTTAAGGACGCTCGCGCGTATTCGATTCGTGCCAAAAAACTTTTTCCGAATTTCATTCCGCGCTCCATCGATATTTTTTCGCAAAAGGTTTCTATGAATGAAGAAACTTTTTATAAGTATGCGACTTTTGAGGAACCGCAGAAGTGGAACCCTGAAGAACATACAAAACGACACGCCGACGTTGAAAATAATGAAGACGTGTGATATAAAAGATTTTAGGCATAAGCCTGAAAACAAAATAACAACAATCTAGGAAAGGTTAAACAATGGAAAACAACAACAACGCACTCGTCGCCTTCAACACCGAAAACACCGAACTCGGCACCGTCCAGCACTTCATCGACACTTCCACCCGCGAAGGCAAAATCAAGCTTTACAGCGCGCTACAGAACGCCGAAAAGCTCGATGAACATCTCAATGAGCCACTGAACATGACGAACGCAGTCGCACAGGCAGTGCAGGTGACCGATGACCAGACGGGAGAAATTTCCAATACCGTGCGCGTCATTATCGTGACTGATGACAACAAGGCGTACGCGGCCACCTCCCCGACCCTCGCGGCCGGACTTAATACCATGTTCGGCATTTTCGGCACGCCGAACACTTGGACGGAACCGCTGTGCATCAAGGTGGTTGAACGCCGCTCTCGCCGTGGCTTCAAGTTTTTCAGCATTGAGCCGGTGGACGAAGAGACGAAGTAAACTTGCTATAATCACAATGTGAGTTCACCATGAGAGCACCCTTGTTGGGTGCTCTCTCTATCTGAAAGGACTGCAACCATGTCACGGAAGAGGAAGAAACCAGCCCCCCGCGCAGTCGTATCACAGAACTATCGCACCCACCAAAAGCCGGATACCAGCAATGTCGCCATCAAAGCCGATAGACAGCAACGCAAGCACGTCAAGAAAATTCAGGCCGCGCAAGCCCGCGCCGCACGCGACATTACGCAGCTTGGCTCGTACTCACACTCGAATCTCGCCAAAACCGCGGACAAACAATTGGTCAACATCGCCAAAACGCTAGGTAAGGAGTGGGAGCGGCAGAAGAAGCAGGCCATAGCGGAAGCGAAAGCAACACCATATCATGCGACCGCCGTGGAAAAACCGACGAAAAAAGACATCATGTTCGCCCAGCGTACGCCAATAAGTGACGCGCAGATTCAGGCGGAGCCGGTGGCGAAACGGCGCAAACTGTTGAGACAGCAACAGCGGAAAATCAATGCGGCACGCCGGAAAATCAACGAATGGAACAAAGCTCAGGCCATGCCTGCGAAAAGCGTGTATGAGCAGCGTGTGGCCGAAATCACCGGCACCACCGGCAAAGGTTTCGGACGTAATCAGATTATCCCCTCGAAACTCACTGATTTTCTGCAAATGACCAACGTGTTAAGTGACGAAGCATTCGTACGCTCCCAATTGGAAAGCGGACACCGTAACGAACTGCTTGAGCAGATGCATGATGCCGCCGAAATATTGGGCTTGCGTACCGAACAGAAACGCAAACCGTCCAAAAAGCGAGGGGGCGGCAAACAGGGTAAAGACTTGTATGGCGAGCATGAATGGCCGTCTTATATGTCACGCGGACGGTACGAGGTGTTCGAGAAGATTCTAGCTACCACGCTTGGCTCGAAACGACTGAAACGATTCCGTCAATTGTCGGCAGCGCAAAAACGCGCGTTTATCGAACAGACGGACGCACCACGAATCGTGTTCGACTGGACGGTATACGACCCCGTTCGGCACGGTTTCACCTCGGTTTTCCGGAACAATAGCGAAGGCTATCAGCGTTCTCGGCGGCAGTTTGACAGGTGGTTGACGGAAGCGGGCGCACTGAAACAGTAGCTGACAAGCAAGCAAGGGAAGTTATACCATGACCATGCAACAAGATAAAAGAGTTGGATTATGGTGCGCGGATAACGTCATACGCTTCACAGACGGAACCGTCCTGCGTGATGTCACCGCGCCTAACCGCCTTTTGGCGTCCATCATGTCGTGCGGCAAACTCACAATTTATATGACCAATCCAGACATCTTAGACTCATTCATGGCTCACGTCGTACACTCCCTCCACCACAACGAACACAACTCTAACTTGAGCTGGGACGCGATAGTGTCGAAAAAAGGCAAGTTCTTCAGCTTCACGGTGCGTATCGACCGCGAAAATTCCGCACGATTTTTCGACATATCGAATCTTTTGCGAGAGAATTGTTGGATCACCATGACTGATACGCAACTGCTCAACATTCTGAGAGAATACGACAACCGTGGCTTATGCAAAATCACGGCGGGCGGTGCGAGTATGGAGGCATTTGCGTCCGGCGAGTGGAAATGGTATTACGACAAATTTCCACAACTTGAGGGCGAAACCAAGAAGTCATTGCATGACGCCTATATCGGCGGTTTTATGCTGGTCAAGGAAGGGACTTATGGCAAGGCTATCGACGTTGACTGTAATTCCATGTATCCATCCATATTACGAGACGAGTGGCTTCCGTGGGGGGAGCCGGAACCATACGACGGCAAGTACGAGGAAGATAGCGATATGCCGCTGCATTGTGATGAACTCACGTTTCGCGCGGAACTCAAACCGGACGGATATCCTTTTCTGCTCGACAATCGAAGCGTGTACGGACTGAACCGACTCACCTCAACACGCGGTTACATCACGCGCGTCTTGACCGACATTGACCAAGGACTGCTTTATCAGAATTATGAAGTGAGTGTCTACAAGCATGTTAGGGGGTGGAAGTTCAGGCGCTCCAAAGGTTTCTTCCGTTCGTTCATCGACGAATGGGGGGACTTGAAACAGCGGGCGACCGGTGAGAAAAGGCAAATGGCGAAATTAATCATGAACGCGCTCGTAGGCAAAATGGCGAGTCTGCCGAAAGGCGCCGTCATGCTCCCACTCTCGAAAGACGGCATAACCTTGGACTGGAATGTCGCACAACGCGAAGAATCGAATCTAAAAACCGACTATTTGCCCGTGCCTGTTTGGATCAACGCCTACGCACGCCGCAAGCTTATGGACGTGTGTAACGCGAACTCCGATAGACTCTTGTATGCGAACACGGACGGTTGTATTTTGAGCGGCTGGGAGCCGGTAGAATCATGTGACATACATCCAACCGAACTTGGCAAATGGAAAATCGCCGCACGATACGAAAAACTGACTATCCTCGGAATGAACCGTTATCAGGGATGGCGTGATGACGGTGAAGTTGACGTCTGCATGTCGGGCAACATGTTTACGGAACCTATACCGTACGAACAGTTCAGGCATGGCACGCAAGTCATGGATGATTACGGCACAATGGTCATGCTATAATAATCGAGTCTTGTGAGCGTCGATTCTCGACTGGGAGTAACATGAGTCGGATTGCCACGGCTGAAAACGCCGCCAACCATGAAATCATTGTCGTGGCGACAATGCCCTACGTTTTTCAATTTGCGCTCTGATAGGACAGTTATACCCCCGCGTGATTGCGGGGGTCATTTTATTTTCCCGACGCATGATATAATTTTGACGGAAATACTCTACTAACGTAAGGAGAATTTGCATGGCAGACCAAAACAGTGAAGGCGAGGAAACCACCACTCCACCGCCGACCGAAGAGGAACAGCAGACGGAAACCGTGGATGACGAGGTTAAGCCGAAAGAACCGGAACCGGAACCGGAACCGAAGCAGGAGCCGGACGTTTCCGCACGACTTGACGCGATTGAAAAGGAATTGGCCGCATTGAAAGCCATGCTGGACACGCTCGGCTACAACGACCCCGCCCCGTCCGATAATGACGGCGACAACGACAATGATGGCGAGTCCATCGAAGACTTGTTTGACTAAAATAGTTAGGAGATAACATAATGTCTAATATTCGACCACTTGCAGGTAAGGGTGACGTTGAGATTTTCAACGCCGTGCGTTCCGCCACCTCACCGCAGTTTCAGGTGCGTATCCCAGCCGCAACGCAGGGTAATATCCGCAACGCGGTTGACACCATGCGCAATTTTCCTTACCTTCGTGACGAGTTTACCGGGGTGTTAATCCAGCGACTGATTGGTCTTTATGTCCAGCATGCGGATTGGGATGACCCGCTCAAGTTGATTGGTTCGCCGCGCACGCTCAAGCGCTACGGCAGCACCTATGAGCAGGCGGCGGTTGGCTTAGTCAAGGCCCGCACTCGCAATTTCAACAAGGAATATCTTGGCGATGACGTGTATGGCCGCTACTCGCTTCCGACTGCAAGCGTGTTTCATCCACTGACTTTCGACCACTATTACCCAGTCACCATTCCGGAAGACGCGCTTCTTACTGCCTTCGATGGCGAGTCGGGCATGTCGGATTACATTGCTGAAATCATGAACGCCCCTATCCTCTCGGATAGAAACGATATGTACTTGATGAAGACGCAGACCTTCGCGGAATACGCGCGTAAGGGCGGTTTCTACCGAGTCCACACCAAGGACGTCGGCGCCGCCGATTCCACCGAAGCGGACGCCAAGAATCTGCTTCGTCTCATTCAGCAAATGGCGAACGAACTCAAGGCGTCGCCAATGAGCGCCATGCCGCGCTATAACGCCATGAGTTGGGTGACTCCGTGGCGCGATTCGGAAGCCATTTTGTTCGCCACTCCGCAGGTAATCGCCGCGCTGAACGTTGAGGCCCTCGCCGCCGCGTTCAACATCGATAAAGTGAACGTGCCGTATCGTATCATTCCGATTCCAGAGGATATGTTCGGTATCGGCGGTGCGGCCGGTAAGGTTCAGGCAGTCCTGACCACGGAAGACTTCTTCTTCTGTTGGGATGAAATGCTTGAAACCACCAACTCCCCCGTCAACCCGATTGACGGAACGCGCAATATCTTCTACAAGCATCGTGGTTCCATTACCCCTAATCCTTTTGCGAACGCGATTCTGTTCTGGACTGGCGAAGGCTCCAACGAGTCCGTGACTCTGCCGGACACACTCACCACCTCGAAGCCCGAGTTTACCTTGCGCGTGCGCAAGTATGGACAGCCCGCCATCACCCCCGAAAACGTGTCGCGTGGCGACTTGGTACAGGTTGAGTCCGTCATTTCCAGCGCAAACAAGACTGAGGCGTCGTTCCAGCCGGTTGGCATCAAGTACACGCTTGAGGGCGCCACTTCACAGTCCACCTCGATCGACAACGACGGAATTTTGCGTTGCGGCCTTGATGAAACCGCCGAAACGCTGAAAGTCACCGCTCAGGCAACCTACATCAATCCGGCCACGCCTGAAATCGACCAGACGGTTTCCGCCGCACTATCCGTACCGGTGGTTGGCACTTGGCTTGGCGGTTGGAAAGCCGGAGCCATCGAGTCCATTGAGATTCAGGGCGAAAAATCGGTCAAGGTCAATGAGCATGTTGCGCTTAAGGCGATTGCCACCAAGACGGACGGAAACACCGCGGACGTGACCAACCTCGCACTGTGGATAGTGGACCAGCACGCAACCATCACTCCGAACGGCGTGCTGACCGGAACCGCGGCAGGTGCCGCCAACGTCACCGCGAAGTTCGCAGGAGCTACTGGAACGGTGAAAGTCACCGTCGCCGCCGCCTGACAATAGACGCAGGCTAGTAAAATAGGTGCGAGAAGATAATTCTCGCACCTATTGTTTTAGGAGGACTTTTATGAGCGCAAATGACCTACCGATTAATTTCTCGTACGCGAAATGGACACCAAACACACGATTCAAACTATGTAACGTGCCGTGGGATATGGGGTACAGGGATATTGTGAAATGGGATAGGCAAGCCCAGAAAGAGTATTTTGACCGGCTGGACGGCATCGAATTTACCGATTGCACGATGGCGAAATACGGACTGCCGGTACGGCTGCCGATTCCGTTTGCTCAAGCGTCGCAATACAATTACCTTATTGCAACGAACGACTATGATTTTGATACCCCCCGTTCGTGGTATTATTTTATTCAGACGTGCGATTACGTCAACGCTCACACGACGCAACTCAATATCCAACTTGACGTGTGGCAAAGTTTCCAGCATGACATCCAGCTTGGTAACGCGTACGTGGAAAGGGGGCATGTCGGCATTGCGAACGAGAACGCTTGGAAGGACTGGGGCCGCACCTATCTTGACCTGCCGGAAGGTTTGGACACAGGTAAGGCAATGGTGGTCACTGGGCAGCAGTATAAGAGTCTGATTGGCGAAACGAACGGGTACACCACCTTCGGCGTGCTCGTGGTGTCCACGACAAAGCTGGACACCGACCCGGGCACGGCAACCGCGCCGAAGACCACGTGCGCGGACGGCAGCGCCTTTGAAAACCATACAAACGGCACCGCATTGTACTATTTCTCGGACGCTTTGGACTTCCTCGCAGTGATGGGCGCAGGTGCTGAGTACCCTTGGGTAACACAGGGTATTTGCGGCATCTACGCCATTCCACAACTTCCGGAAGCGCTGCTGAAAAACCAGCGGAAGCCGGGCGTGTTCTTCAATCACATGATCGATTGGCGCGGCGACTGCTACCGCTTGGAGATTCGACATAACGACGCCAAAAGCCGCTACGCCGACATTATCCATATCACGAATTTTCGTGATAATTTCAGACTCCCCGAACGGTACAAGTATCTGCAAAAATTCCGCACGGCACCATACGCGGTATTGGAGTGCTCGTGTCTCAATGGTACCGTGATTACTTACAATCCCGAGCAGATTCCAAGCGCTGATCTGACCATTCGAGAGTCGTGGGACTACGCGCCACCATCTCCGCGACTCAACTTTTATCCGCGCGGATACAACGCAGGCGGTATCGGCGAACAATCCCCGCTGCCGAACAATTCCGGCCTCCCGATTGATTCCGGCGAAATGCTCAACGCAAGTTTCGGCATTACGAATTTTCCAACCTTTATGACAGTGAACAACGGTAGTGCCCTCGCTCTAGCGAACAGTGCCTATACGCGCCAATACGCTCAGCAAAGCGCCGATTGGTCATACCAGAAAACGCAAATGGGTATCAACAACGCCTACGCTCAGGCGCAATTAGGCACGCAGTATGCGAGTGCGCAGAACCAGCTTGGCACCAGCAATCGCAACGCAATGATGTCGATCAACAATCAAGCCGCGCAAATGTCGGCCGACCTGACGTTGAAAAACCTGAGTTTCGGCAACCGTATGAATCAGCTCAATACCATTGGCTCAGGCGTGGCTAACGCGGTTGGTTCCGCCGTCACCGGCAACGTTGGCGGCGTGGTCGGCGCCGTGGCGGGCACAGCTATCGGCGCGGTAGCGAACCAGATGTCGTACAACAATGCGGTAGACTCTAACAGTCAGCAATTGTCGAACACTTTGGCAACGAACGGTGCAACCACCTCACAGTCGAATGCCTACAGTCTTGCGCAAACAAATCTGTCCAACCAACAGACAATGCAGTTCGCGGACATGAACAAACAACTCGCTCAAGCCACCGCGCAAGGTGATTACGAAAACACCATCGCCGGTATCAACGCGCAAGTGCAACAGACTCAGACAGTGCCACCTACCACGTCCGGCGCATTGGGCGGTGACGCTTTTAATTTGGCGAACGGTTTGATCGGCGTCATGGTACGCTTCCGGCAGATACCGCCCGCGGCCATGCGTTCCATTGGCGAGGTATGGTTGCGCTACGGCTATTACGTCCAGAGGTTTATGCGGTTGCCGGAAAATCTAATGGCAATGAGCAATTTTACATACTGGAAAGTACATGAGTTGTACGTACGTTCGAGCACGTGCCCAGAAGAGTACCGACTCACGGTCAAGGGCATTTTCGAGAGTGGCGTGACTGTCTGGACTGACCCAACCAAAATCGGTGTCACCGATTATGCGGACAACGTGCCACTATCCGGTATCGCGTACTGACATATATAATGGAGAGAGCATATTAAGCTCTCTCCATTATTTTTAGGACGGTGAATATGGGTAAACGCAATAACGCAAAGAAGGCGGCACACTGGGATAACCAAAGTGTGCTTGGCTCGATGTGGGGCAATCTCAATCTGCCTGAAATGCGGCAATCACTGAGAATCAATCAGTACATGAAATTAATTGAAATGTTGGCAGTGAGCCGGTTCAAGTGGATTAATTTGCCCCCGTATATCGATGAAAGATATTTGGAACTGACTTTGTTCGAGAATGGCTTGGCACTCTTTTTCCCCGACGAACGCAAGGGAGTGCGTCGTTTTATGGTCACGTCCGGAAACATCGGCGGAGTCAACAACTACAATAATCCAACATCATTCCAGCCGGTTGCCACGAACTACTCACATCCGCAAATCGGGAGCAAAAAGTGTGTGCCGATTTGGGATAATCAATTGCGTTGCACCATGATTGATGTCATGTGGAATTACGCGACGCGACTCGCCATTGCGGATAGGGCGCTGGATGTCAACCTCGACAATATCAGCGTACCGTTGATTATCGCCACGTCCGAAACCAACAAACTAACCGCCCAAAACCTAATGAAAGCAAGAGAAGACGGAGATCCGTACGTCTACGCGTATGACAGCGCTGACATTACGGGCATGTTCCAAACCTTCCCCAACATGACCCCCTTCCTAGCGGATAAAATCATTACCACCAAGACGCAGATTTGGAACGAACTAGTAAACTATCTCGGCATCGACAACAGCACGACGGAGAAAAAGGAGCGACTGCTCGAATCGGAAGTGACGGCTGGAAACAGCCGCACTAACGTTTTTCGTCTAAGCTATCTCAAGTCGAGACAGCAAGCTTGCGATACGATTAACCGGTTGTGGCCGCAAATGGCAGACTTAGGCAAACCAATAAGCATTGAATGGAACGACACCACTTCTGGCGGTTTACTGGACGTTGACGGAAACAAGGAAGAAGAAAACTAATGGAACAGGATTTAAGCATGTACGCCGTCAAAGACAGTATGGCGGATTATACGTTGACTCTTGGTAATCTGATTGCACGCGGTTTTAATACGGACGAAAAACTGCATTTAAGCTCGCAATATTACCCGATTTTTGATGAAACATATAGAGCGAAACTCAACGAGAAAATCGTGGCACACTACGCATTGCGCGAAATCGGTTCGGAAACGCCGCAAATGTTCATTTTTTATCTCGGTCGTACCATGCGCGAACAGATGGACTATTTCAACCAACTATACTTATCCGCGCAACGCAAGTTCGATCCGTTCATTACTTCTGACATTCGGCAGGAAATGGACTCTACCAGTATTAACGAGTCCAGCGGCAAATCGAGCGGTACGCAGTCGAACGAGTCCAGCGCCAACAGCACGTCCGACACCACCGCCGACAATTCCAGCATGACGTTCAATTCGGAATTTCCACAAACTCGCATTGATGACTTCCGAAAGTACGCGACAACCGCAAGCCAAACGGACTCAACCGGCAACACGCATACAAGCACACAGCAGGACAGCAGCACCGCAGCGTCCAGTACCAGCAACACGGATTACGCGCATTCGTCCGACAAAGGCAACAGCGTGTCGCATACGCTCGGCACGAGCGGTTCGCAGTCACAGCTTTTGCAGGATTGGCGTAACACCATGCTCAATATAGACATGCTGGTCATAAACTCTCTCGAAGACTTGTTTCTAGGCATGTGGGGAAGCGGTGACAATATGACCAACATTCCGCAGCTTTACAGTACTTCGTTATCCTACAATCTCGGCCATTAGAGTATACTTAATACAGACAGTTAGGAGGAATGCATGAACGGAGTAAACCTATGCGCCGCACCGCTCGACATTGATCCGCGGCAGCGCTATTTCACCACCGTGCAACCGTTCTCATACCGTGATACGCTGACAGTGCTCGGTTACGTGCAGGAGGTGGCCGAACATGTAGACGAATTGCGCGAACAGCTAGACAATCTCGCAAAAGACGAAAACGCGGACATCGAAGCCATCAAGCAATTGATCGCCGGTTTTAATGAGCAGTTCGAGCGTATCAACAAAACCTTGGATGATTTGGAAAAGCAGGTTGGACAGTACGAAGACTCTGACTTGACCTATAATCCGACGCGAGGAAAATACGAGGACTCGAAAAACACTAACCGCGACATGTACCGCGAGCTTGCAGTGTTCGGCGCGCGCGTCAACCAGATGGCACAACTATCCGTGCCAATGGCCGCAGCGCACACGTGCTTGGAGTTCGCCGTGCTTGGCAACAAAACCATTTTTCACAATGACGAGCCACGCATCACGCCGCGTGACGTGCATGTGGATGACGGTGAACCAGTCAGTCCGTTGACTGTCGAAAATCTTTCCAATGGCGTCGTGGTCAATAATTTCATGAAAACCGCTAGATAGGAGCAGTGGCAATGACACAGAAAACACCAAACTACAATCTTGAGAAATATGACGCGACGGACGCGCCGAATCTTGAGGGGCAGTACAACCGATCGATGGACATTCTTGATACGACGCTGAAAACGCAGTCGGACAGGATTGACGCCATTCCGACCCCGGAGTCGCTTCCGGAAGGATTGAATACATTCGCCTCCGCTCTCGGATTGAGCGCCGCGAACGCCAACGCGCTCGGCACCGCACTCAACCATTTTCTCAACCGTGTTCCCGCAACCGGCGGCGGACAGTATACCGTCAAAAACCTCAACAACACCAAAGTCACCGCGGAGGGTCTGCCGTTCGTTTCCACCACCGCTTCGGGGGATTGACGGTTATGTCAAACAGTCAGCAGACCACGCCCGTAGACTCCGCCGCATACGACGTGACGAGACATTGGGGACTACCTCTTTACAATGACGCGACACCTATGGACATGCGTGATGGATATAACCGCGCCATGCGCATGATTGATCAAGCGCTCACCCAATTGCAAATTCAAATTCGAGAGAAGGATTGATAAATGGCTACCGTATACACCAAAACCGATAATTACGGCTTGAATCTGTATGGCGACAATGACCCAGCCGATTTGCGAGACGGTTACAACGGCTCCATGCGCACTATTGATACGACTTTGGAAACGCACCTCAATCGTATCGAAGCCGTGGAGTCGCGTGAAACGCATGATGAAGAAGTGGTCAAAGCGCTGCTTGGAGACAACACTGTAGACAACGCGACCACCGCTAAAACCAAGTGGGATAAAGCGAGCACGGACGCCATCGAAGCAATGGCCGACGCCGCCACCGCAACCGGAAAAGCGAACTCCAACGGCAGTATCCTTACAGCGCTTGGTGCCGACACCACCGATCACGCGACGGCAAGTAAAACCAAGTGGAACAAAGCAAGCACTGACGCCACATCCGCGATCAACAAAGCGGATACCGCAATCGGCAAAGCGGATACCGCAATCGGCAAAGCGGACACCGCAAGCGGCAAAGCGGACACCGCAAACAGCAAGGCCGACAACAATAGCGCCATCCTCACCGCGTTAGGTGCGGACACCGCTGACCATGCGGCCACAAATAAAACCAAGTGGAACAAAGCAAGCACTGACGTTGCGGACGTGGCGAAACGAGTCAACATACTCACCGGACTGGCTCACGAAAACATCATCGTAATTGGCGACAGCATTTCGTACGGCACAGGAGCTTCGGCCACGTCAAAATCGTGGGCCAACCGACTAAGCGAGTACAGGGGCGCGACTGTTACCAATCTTGCGAAAAATGATGCCGGATATCTCAACGGACCGACCACGTTTGCGCAGCAACTTAAGAGTTTCACCGGCGACAAAGACGCCGTAACGCGCATCCTCATCGCCGGTGGCATCAACGACAAAACTCATGTGTCGGACGGTTCTATATTCGATTCACTGCTCACCAACGCAGTATTATCGCTGCTGGATTATGCGCGCGACAATTTCCCGCATGCGAAAATTCAAACCATTCCGACTATCTGCGGTTTCACCCCCCCGAGAATCTATAACAGTGGCGTCCTTAGGGCGCGTGACAGGATTATCGCCGCTTGCAACATGCGCCACGTGCAAGTCATTCCGTACGGCTGGGAGTGGCTCAACGGAAACCGTGACTGGAGTTCCGGCGACGACGTGCACCCGAACGACGAAGGTAGCGGCGTGCTGCTCAGGCTAATTTGTGAAGCGATGGATGGCGCCACCGTCCGAAATTCGTGGGACGGTTACGTTGCCGGACAGGACGCTCACGGAGAAATCACGCACTCGAGATTCCATGTTGATGGAGACATGGTAACATGCCACATCCAAGGCAAAGTAGTAGGAAATGCCGGCGCGTATGCAAGCATCTTCCAAGTACCAGCCGCCGCCCACAACAGCGGCGGAAACTACTTTATCCCAAACAGTCTTAACAGGTTGTTGTATTTGTCGTATGACAATGAAATCAGGGCTTGCAGAATTGGCACCACCACTGCGATTCCAAACGACACGGAAGTCTACCTGAGTTTCGCGACTCACATGGGATGACGTCCTACCAGTGATAGCCATATCGCCTATAATGGTGGTGTGGCTATTACTTTTGATAATTGGATAAAACAGACACAGGGCCGGTTTTGGGACATGGACGGGGCATATGGCGCCCAATGCTGGGACCTATGGGCCAAGTATTGTATGGACTTATACGGCGCGTCCGTAAGCGATTGCATCACTCCAACCGGATACGCGGAAGGAAACTACACGCGGTTTCCCACGAACGCAAAAATGGCGCAGATTTTTGAAAAGAAACCCGCCGACTACAGCCCCGTCAAAGGTGACGTGGCGTTTTGGAATTTTTCCAGCCAACATACCGGCTCGCACGTGAGCATCGTCATGGAGGATGGCGTGCATAACGGACGTATCACTGTACTATCGCAAAACCCTAATCCAGCGCAGCGCATGAGTTTCGATCTAACCGCGTTTCTGGGCTATCTGCACCCGAAAGCGCTGGGGGAAGGGGGTGGCACGACCTCGACGGAAAAGAACCCAACGGGAGACAATAGCCACGGTTCCGCCGACTCCGCACGTGGCGGAGCGTGGATACATTGGCAAGGCGACAACCTCTATTTGCACGAAAGCGATAACGCCGGAACGCGAACCCGCATATTCTACAAGACAACGGCCAACAATTTTTCGGAAAAGGCGTCGCAATCACAACCGTCCAGCGACAACGGACAGGCACACCCCTCCACCTCAATATCGCCGGAAAATTCGTACGCCCTCTACGTAGTCGGCACAGTCGAAGCGGGATTACGTTGGGATGCAGTCGAAGCCGCGAACCTGCAAGGCATAGGCATCGCGCAGTGGAGTTTCGAGCGCCGCTTGCAAGTGTTGAACGCGATGGAAGCCGCTGACCCAGCCGGATATAACACGTTCAAGGCCGCCGCGCCTGAAATAGCGGCACTCATGGAGTCAGGCGGAACGTTCAAGCGTTCGCTCACCTCAGCGGAGGCGGCCGCATTCCGCGCGTGGGCCGGACGCAGTGAGTCGCGCGGGGGGCAGCGCAAGCAGTTCGCGGAGGATTACGCCGGATATCCGAAGCAGTACGATGATGCAAAAATGCAAATTCTTTGGGTGACGGCATATCATCAATCGCCCGCCAATGCGCTGAAAGTGCCGAAGGCATCGAATCTCGCACAACTCAAAAGCAACATTCTGTCAACATATCCATTCGGCCCATACACGACTCGATACAATCAGGCGTACTCACTTTTGAGCGTGTGGGATGGAAAATCTAATCCGCCCACATTCTAAAAGTGTGATATAATAAATAGTGGCAGTGGTTGTATGATGACCTTTCCCCTTGAACGGCTGCCAATGATAGGTTGGTGGAGGGCGTGCGAGTCATGGCGCACGCCCTCCACTAGTTTAGGAGGGTTGCAAGCATGACATTGCAAACGCTTGACGAGAGCGATTATTACAATTTGCACGATCTGTTGACGCGAAACGCCCCGTGGAATTTCATAATCGGCGCACGTGGCCTAGGCAAAACGTTCGCCGCGAAAAGGTATGGCATCAAAGAGTACATCAAGCACGGCCATGAGTTCATCTATTTGCGCCGAACCGACGTCGAACAGCATAGAAAAGAGACGTTTTTCAAGGACATTCAGGAATTTTTCCCTTCCTACGAGTTCAGGGTTAACGGTGAAAAAGGGCAATTGCATAAGACGTCGTGGGACGAGAAGGATTGGCGGACATGCTGTTATTTCGTGGCACTCTCTCAAGCGGGCGGACTTAAATCAGTGGCCTATCCTAAAGTTCACTTGATTATTTTCGACGAGATTTTTCCAGACAACCTGCGTTTTTTAAGTAACGAGGTAAACAGTTTTTCCGAATTTTACAACACGGTAGACAGGTGGCAGGATAGAACAAAAGTTCTATTCCTATCGAACGCTGTTCAAAAGGCTAATCCGTATTTTGCCAAATACCGGTTGGACATTGGTGCGCAACAGGCCAACCGGCAACAATACAAACTCTATTGCGGCGGGTTTATCTGTTTGGAATTGGCCGACTATGGCGGCTTTTCCGCGAAAGTCGCTAAGTCAAAGTTCGGCAGATTCTTGGAGCGGTACGATGGTGACTACGCGGATTATGCGATACGCAATAAGTTCCGTGACGAGTCGGACACTTTGATAGCGCCAATTCCTAGCGACGGCGAACTGTCCTACATTTTGGACACTACCGACTATGCGCAGTTCGGCATATGGTTATCCGTATCCGAACGCGACGGACATGTTTCACAATATGTTTCACGACGCATTCCAAAAGACAACAATCGTCCAACATACACGCTCGACCCGAATCACGTTGACGAAAAGACGTGGTATGTCAAAAAGTCGGACGATATTATAAGGCGACTCACTACAGGCTATCGACTTGGTAGAATAAGATTCGATGACTCACAAGTGAAAGCCGATTTTGGTTTGATAATCGGAGAACTACTAGGCAAATAGAAAGGAACAGCAACAATGACCACAGCGGACGTATGGTGTGCTATCGCGGTGACGTTCTTCATTACCACCGATTACGTAACCGGCGTAGCAAAAGCCATCATGCAGGACAATTTAAGCTCGAAAAAAATGCGTGAGGGATTAGGCCACAAGTTCGCCTACATTATCCTCACGTTGACAGCATGGTTTATCGATGAGGTTAACCTGCATGTCGACTTAGGGCTGCCGGTGTCCGTATTCGTTTGTACTGTTGGCGGAATTTGTTTGATTGAACTCACGTCGATTCTGGAAAACATCACCGTAATCAATCCAGAATTGGCGGACGCACCATTCATGCAGATTTTCGCTCAATCCACAGATGGCAAGCATAAGGCGGAATGATGGATGACGTGAAATGGATAGGATCGCCAAACCATTACACGGGACGTGCCGGACATAAGGTGACACACATCACATTGCACATCATGGCCGGTTTCCTAGCTGGCACCGATAGCGTGTTCTCACGTTCATCCAGTCAGGCGAGCGCACACTACGGTATCGGAGCCAATGGCGAAATACACCAATATGTGAACGAAGCAAACGGAGCATGGTCAGACGCCAATTACGAATCGAACATGTCAACAATCAGTATCGAACATGAGGGCGGCATATCTCAGGCAAAATGCACTCAAGCATGCATCGACGCAAGCGCCCGACTATGCGCAGACATAGCGCAACGCTACGGACTAGGCATGTTATGGCACGACGGTACACGCGGCAACATATGGCTACACCGAGAAATCAGCGGCACCGACCACGCCACATGTCCAGATCTAACACCAAACGGACTGCCATACCAGCAAGTGATAGATAAAGCCAACAAGATAATAGGAGGCACAACAATGGCTAGCGCAGGTGATGAAGTCTGGAACTGGGCATACAAGCCGGACGGAAAAAACGCCACACCGGGCGGCAACATGTACAATCTGCTTACCTACGAATTGCCAACACGCATTCGTGATAGCATCATGCAATATGACTTCAAAAACACCGCACCGGGGGGCAACGTTTACAACACTCTTTGTTTTGAAATACCCGGAACGCTGAAACAACTCGCCAAAACAATCAAAGAACAGCAGAAACAAATCGACAAACTGACAGAAAAAATTGACGAACTGCAAATCACTGTAACGGACAAAAGGTAGACGGCATAAATAAAGCCCCTAAGCTATAACCTAGGGGCTTTATTTATGCCGTCAATGCATTTTTCGGCAGATGCTCCAAGTACTCAATCGCAGCGTACATGCCTTCTGTAGTGTAAGGAAAAAGCTTCTTGTAGCAGTGAGCGGGATAGTGGTGGTTCCCGCGCTTGTGATAATCCCTACGAAGTTCTTCATCGGTCTTAGGAATCTCCCAAGAAACGCGGATTACGCGATGAATGTCACCTGTGCGAGTGGTGTACACATCTAGGCCGTTAGTGATATGGAGCTTCTTCTTGGTGCCCATAATGTTATCAAAGATATCGAAGAGATTGAAACGAAGATTTTCGGTGTTCATTTTATTTCCTTTCCCTTGAAGTTGATAACTACACTATAACACAAACAAAACAACGACACGCCCGAAAACAAAACGAAGCAGGACAGACAAAAAATTGACACAGTGTCAACGCAAGCAATTAGATATTTAGACAAACATCTAACAATACCCCCCAACTAAGTTACGGTTACGTAACCGTAACCTAGCGCAGATTGTTGCACATACAACCATTGACACAGTGTCAACAGAATGTTGCATATACAACCATTGACACAGTGTCAATAAAAAAAAACGACACGCCCAAAATAAAAAAACTTGACAGGTTAGGATAAAAAAAATATAATAGAGGCGTAAACAAAACAAAGCGTCAATGAAGGCACAGAACAAAAAAAAATAATACACAAATAAAAAAAACCACAAGGGAAAATCTTCACACAAACCCACACCCCTCCC